TGATTGTGTTTCGTACAATCTTGACCTGATCTGTTCGAGTGTGTCCGTTTTTTCAAATTTCATATCAACTCAACTCCAAAATTTGACGTCCTTTTCAAATAACCTAACCAATCCTACCACCTAGTCCTTAAAAAGCTCGCCACGCCGATTTTTGACCCATTGTGGCGTATTTTTGGTGATTAGGATTGGGTGTTTTCAGGTTCGTGATACGTTCCTTCCAGTATTCTGGTTAATACGTGTTCAGAACGAACAATAAAATCAAAATTCATAATCCAGGTTTGATTTGGTTGTGCGCAACCCATTAAAAATCTTGATTTTCTCAAGTGTTTTAAGAGCTGTTGCCAACGTTCTAGCGTTAGTTCGTAGCCTGTTTGTTCTTTGAACTCTTTCGCTCTCTGATCGAGCTTCTGTTTTCGTTTGTGCGTTAGTGTGCGGATTTTCGGTACAGCGTCATGTTGAAATTCGCTGTTCCATATGCGTCTGAATTCGTCGTAGTCAATTTGAGGCGTGTCGGTTTGTTTCGGTTTCCTTTGAGATTTTCGTTCCTTATGACCTTCCGCTTCCGATTCCGGTTTTTCCGAATCCGGGGCGCGGGCATCCCCAGAAAGGGGATAATGGGGTTTTTCTGTAAGCATTTCATTATTGTCACTGTAAGCATTTTTATTATTGTCACTGTAAGCATTTGTTGTTGGTTGTCCACATGTGGGTTTATCCACTTGTGGGTTTTCCGACAACTGGATTGAGGATTCATTGACCACTTCGTTGATATATTTGTCTTCCGTTTGTTGGCGCATCTTGTAACGCAATCGAATGTACCAACCAACGAATTGGCCTTTTTCATTTCTACGCTTAACTTTCTGAATTAATCCCAACTCCATTAATTGATCCTGGACTTTTTCCAACTTGTCACGTCCCCAGTTCAAACCTTGGCGTGTAAATTGATCAGTTGCCCAGGGTTGATTAGTTTTTTGTCGTTTAGCTTGACGTAAGTAGAATGTGTATAGTCCATGTAATTCAGCGGGATTTTTTTGCGCAAATATGAGATCGAGCGTTGATTGAGTGAAAATAATCAGTTGATCTTCTACGAGACCATCGTTATCAATACAATGATTTTTTTTGTTCATTAGTTAACCTCCTTGTTAAATGTAACGGTATCTGAATCAGGTCTTGGTTGCTCATTATTTGCTACATATTGAACAATTAAGCCATACGTATGTTGATTTATTTTTTTTAGGTCTTCATCATTATTGAGCATTTCAATAACTTGTTTGCATGTCTCAATATTGCCGAATTGATATATTGTATAATCGTAACTCAAACCATTGGCTGTAAAAATGCGGTTTGTTTCAATAACATGCTTATCAATTAATCGATTAATAACGTTATAAATCTTTGCATTTTTCCAACCGCATTGTTTAGCTATTGCTTTTATAGATAATTCACAATTGTTGTTGTTTAAGTTCATATATCTAATTAATACATGAAGTAAATAATGCTCGTCGGGCGTTAATAACAATTGAAGATGGTGATTTATTTGTGCAAATCCTTCACCAGAAAAATAAACATTAGGTATGGGTGCTTGGTTCATTATTTAACCTCCTTGTTATCAGAATAAAACAGTCCTAAATCGGATAATAATTGATCATAATTGACGGCATGTTGGCCCACATCTGTTTGAATAACATAGCCTAAGCTGATTAAATTTTGAATTGATTGGCGGAATTCGAGGAGTGATAATCCGATCTCGTGAATCCATTCAGCGTAGCCTTTCCGTATAATGTTTATAGTGTAATCCTTTGTTACAGGAGTTTTACAATACATAGTGTGATCCTTTGTTACAGGGGTTTTACAATACATAGTGTGATCCTTTGTTATGGGATTTTACAAAATACATTTGATTACTCCTTTTTTCATTTGATTCAGTATATATATTGTATCATAGAGCGCCCTGTTTTTCATCGTAGCTATGATACCCCCAATGCCACACGGAGTGGATTGGGTTTAAAACACTCCTGTTTTGCCCCCGCTAATGCGGGGGTTTTTATTCACTCAATATCATTAGATTTAGCCAAATTATAATTTTCTCTAATCAAATCTGGCCATGTTTTGTATATTAGTTGCATGTTGTTTGGGTCTGCATGTGCTAGCGCTTCAGCTAATCCTTTCTCAAATGAACCACCATATTTCATCATTGCCTTTGCTGCAACGCTCATAAATTGCGTAAATTCGCTGAAGTCATTAAATCCTAATGCTCTCGCTTGAATATCAAATGATTTCATTAAATTATCCATTTCATTGTCGCTCATTTCTTTTATTTCAATTGTCATAAATGACTCCTTTTTTTATCGTTTAAATATTGTCTAAATCGGTCTGTCATGACATTATACAGTGCAAACATAACCTCGCCCGTTACGTCATCACGACAGTTTGAATCGCAATAATGACGATTCAGCGCATCAGTATAAAGACTTGCATGCCCGCTTATGTTCTTATTGCATGAGTAACAGTTGTAGCTCATTTTTTCCTCCTGTTTTGTTATGTTTGCGATACAAAATATTTTGTGTTGCAAAATCTGATTTTTATACAACACAAAGTTGTAAAAGGCCCCTTAGGGCCAAGTTATGGTTATTCGTTAAATAGGTCTTCCAGTAATTCTGCCATTTGGTCTATACTACGAATGGGAGCCGGTATTCCCGGGGCAGATTCTAACCAGTACGGGGCTTGGGTAAAATCAACGTTTCTAGCCTTATCCTGTTCATCCCATGTTTTTTGCTCTTCTATGAGCTCATCTTTTGACCATAGATATAGGTCATCTTTTAATTTTATTTTCATTTTTGCCTCCTGTTTTAAGTTTTAAGTTTTAGTCGATGAGATGAATCGACTATGTTTATAGTATACTAAATACATTAATTTTTGTCAAAAATTAAAATAAAAAAATTTAAAATTTATTATTTTTTATCAATGTGTTAAAATAGAACGATGAAATGTATAAAATGTGAAAATTGTTCAGGAAAAAAACAAATCGCAACTTTGGGTTATATGTACAAGGAATGTACAAAATGCAATGGAACTGGAGTCCGGTATGAACAAGAAAAAATCAAGCGAAAGCGGGGACGTCCAAAAAAAACAGAAAAAAACGATGCAAGAACGCATTGAAAGCGTTAGAAAAAAAAATGAACAACGTGGACGTAAACCCGAATTGACGCAAGAATATGCAGATTATATATGCGATATGATCGCCACGCATACAGAGAGCACGCGACAATTATGTGAGATGTATGACGATATGCCCATCATTGAAGTGATTAATCAGTGGCGTTGGCGTTATCCCGGTTTTGCATCACAATACGCACAAGCTAAGATGCAACAAGCGGAGCTTTTAGCTGAAAGTTTAGACGATGTTGCTAGTGAGCGCAATTATTATTTTGACGAAAAAGGAAACAAAAAAGTCGACCCTGGCTATACAAATGCTCAACGTTTAGTCACTGATACAAGGAAATGGATAGCGAGCAAACTGCTACCGAAAACCTATGGTCGTCAAGTTGAATATGATCAAGCATTGAACGAAAATGAGCAGCTAAAGAAAGAGCTGCAAGAATTGAGAGCGCAACTTGATGAGAAGAACAAGAGCGAGTATTGATTACGACAAAGAACAGTTAGCGTCACAGCTACGTAGCTCTCTTCTTGAGTTCACACGCACTTTTTTTCCGCTGCTTACATCTCGAGATTTCGTTGTGCCGCAGCCCGCTGGCAGAGAATCGCATGTGATCAGCATTTGTAGAGCACTTACACGAGCGTATCGACTAGAGATCCCGTCTAAGAAATTGATCATTAATGTGCCACCAGGGCACTCTAAATCGACATTGCTAGCGTTTTGGGTTGCTTGGACGATGTCGAGTTACCCCGATAGTCGTTTTCTGTACATTTCTTACGCAAAAGGGCTGGCGGCAAAACACACAGAGACAATCAAGCGCATCATGTCACTGTCTCACTATGAGTATCTTTTTGACGTTCGAGTGAGTCGAGACAGTCGCGCAAAAGATCATTTTCAGACAGAACATGGCGGTAGCGTGTGTGCTTTTGGCTCAGGCGGTGCAATTGTCGGACAAGATGCTGGATTGCCTGCACTCAATCGGTTCAGCGGTGCGCTCATTTTAGACGACCCGCACAAAGTCGATTCGGTGACGTCAGACACAATGCGTGAAGACGTCATAGAGAACTACAGGCAGACGTTACAGCAACGGGGCAGAGGCGTTAACGTTCCGTATATCTATATTGGCCAGCGTGTCCATGAAGCCGATTTGGCAGACTATTTGAAAGATGGAAAAGACGGTTCTCAATGGGAACAGGTCATTTTGCGCAGTTTAGACGATTGCGACAACCCGTTGTATCCAGAAGCGTTCCCGTACGATCTGCTCAAACAGCGACAGCAGCATGACATTTACATGTTCGCTGCACAGCATCAGCAAGACCCACAGCCGGCGGGCGGGGCATTATTTAAGCCAGAATGGTTCGTTGAACTCGACGAAGAACCCGACATCTTTCAAACCTTCATTACAGCAGACACGGCAGAAACGAGCAAATCGTACAACGACGCAACCGTTTTTAGTTTTTGGGGTGTATATGAAATAGACAATCAAGGCGTTAAGACGGGACAATACGGGTTACACTGGATTGACTGTTTAGAAACACGCGTAGAACCTAAAGACTTACAACCCGAATTCATGCAGTTTTGGACAGAATGCTCACGGCATAGCATGCCCCCGAAACTAGCGGCAATTGAGAAAAAATCAACGGGCGTGACGTTAACGAGTGTTTTAGAAGATATACGGGGTCTTCAAATACGTGACATCAAACGCAGCCGAGCCGACGGCAACAAGACGCAACGATTGCTTGAGACACAACCTTATGTTGCCGCTAAACTGATTTCCTTTACAGCGGGTGATCAGCATGTAACAATGTGTAAAGAGCACATGAGTAAAATTACAGCGAATGAGACGCACAGACATGATGATATCGCTGATACATTAGCTGATGCAGTACGAATCGCACTCATTGATCAGACACTCATTTCAGCGCATTATGATCATGCGCAACGTGATTTAATCTTAGACGAATTAGCGCAGGATGCGCAGCGTTTACAGCAACTCAAACGAGCCAGGGATGGTTAATTTATGGTCAAAGCTGCTGTCAAGGATAAATTTCAGCAGATAAAATCAAATATTGAACAGAGTTATGAATATTTCAAGCCGAATTATGAGCGATTTCGTGACTTTGTTAATTTTATCTATAAGACGACGATTAACGACACAGAGAAAGGCGTCTTATCTGAATTAGGCAAACCGCAGTTAGAATTCAACGTTTTAGAAGCGTATATTAGTCGGCTATGCGGCGAATTTTCGAAGATGGATCCGTCATTTGAAGTGCGCTCTAAAGACGGGGTTGAGTTAACTGACTCACGCATTATTGACGTTGTTGAAGCACATCTTAAAGCAGCCTTTAAAGGCGGTGATCAAGATAATTTATCGTATCAAATCTATAAAGACTTATTGAGCGGCGGGTTTAGCGTTGCTCAGCTCTATACAGATTATCCCGACGAATTCAGTATGGACCAAAAAATATACGTTGATCGTGTCTTTGACCCGACATTATGCGGTTTTGATCCGCTGGCACGAGAATCGCATAAAGGCGATGGGCGATTTTGCTTTCAGCTATTTCCGATGGCTTATGATGAAGCAGTTCAAATGTGGGGCGAAGACACGATAAAACCGATTAAGCACCATACTTATAAACAGAATAGTTTCAATTGGTCATATAAGAACCAAAATGAAAACATTGTTTTAGTCGCTGAATATTGGTGCAAACAATATAAACGCAAGAAAATTGTTAAATTAACGAACGGTCATGTTGTTGAAAAAGAAAAATACAATCAGTTTTTAAAAGAATGGGAAGAACGAGGATTTTTAGAGCAGCCACCACAGATCATCAAAGGCAAGGAGCGGATGGCGAACATTCCCCGAATCGAAAAATACACGATATGCGGATCTGAAATATTAGAACATATTGAGAATACGCATTTTGATCATTTGCCCCTGGTATTCTTTGATGGCAATAGTGAAATCATACGTGGCCCCAACAATGGTTCCGCGATTCAAATGACACGGCCTTATGTCTATCAAGCACGGGATACGCAACGTGTTAAAAACTTTGCGGGACAGACAGCAGCACATGAAATCGAGAACATGACACAGCATAAATGGAAAGTGCCCTATGAAGCGATACCGAATGACAAAAAATGGCTAAAAGCGTATACAGACCCGCAAACTGCCAATGTTATTGTTTATAATCAATACAAAGACGGTGACCCGAATAAACCCGTGAATGCGCCTCAGGAAATACAGCGACAGCCGATACCGAATGAGGTTCTACAGACATTCCAACTCACGGATCAAACGATACAAGGCATTCTAGGCTCGTATGATGCGACCATCGGCATTAATGACAAAGATATTAGTGGCAAAGCGATTCAACAAGGTGCAATGCAATCCAACGCAGCGGCGATGCCTTACACAGTCGGATTTTTAAATGGCTGGAATCGATGCGCTCAGATTTATCTTGATCTCTTACCTAAATTCTATGTTACGCCCCGAACGATCCCGATCATTCAAAAAAACGGGAAACGAGACTATTACAAAATCAATCAATCCCCAAATGTCTTCTTTGATTACGAGTCTAAGAGTTTAGACGTCAAAGTCAGTGCTGGTGTCAGTTTCAGTGTTCAAAAACAGAATGCATTGAGTAGCATTATTCAATTAATGCAGGCCAGTGATCAATTTAAGCAATTCATGAACGAAGATGGTCTAGAAGTATTGCTAGATAATTTAGAAATTCGTGGCATTGATAATCTCAAATCAATGGCTGAACAATTCATGAAACGGCAACAACAACAAAAACAACAGATGATGCAGCAGCAACAGCAACAGCCATCACAAGCTGAATTGTACCAACAACAGTATCAACTCAAACAAGCTGAATTAGCGCAAAAAGCACAGGAAGTACAACAGAAACAGCAGCTTGAAGCGGCTAAATTAGCGCAAAAAGAACGTGAATCAATGCGACAATATCAAGTTGACAGTTCTGAAGCGGCATCCGATGCAGCGAATCATCAGCGTGAAATTGAACTGAAATTTTTAGAGCTGATGAATAAAATTGATCAGACACAGCATGAGCAATCGATTAAAGAAGAAAAGATCGATGCAGAACAAACCAGAAGCGCGGTTGATATGGCGTTGAATTTGTCACAGCATGCGCAAAAGATGTATAATGGAGATGAGACGTCAAACATGGAGGATGACGAAAATGGCTAAAATGGATTATGGCAAATACTCGCCCTATAAGCTTTCCAAAGAATCCCGTAGTTATGCCAAAAAAGGCATTGGTGAATCCGTTCAATATTCTAAATCCAGTGATATTAAATCAGCTGGCGAATCAGTCAGCGGTGAATACGGTGACAAAATCAAAATGAAATCAATGCCTAAAACTAAATTATACTAGGTATTGTTTTGTGAGATAGATTCATTTATTATGAAATTATTGATCAATAGGATTTGATCACGTGACAAGCACGTAAACACTTGGATACACGTTACGGAAACGGCAAAATCCGGTCACACGTTCCAAAACGGAAAAAATGGAGTTGATGCAATGGAAAGCAATGGACAAGCTGAACAAGCGAATCAGGAACAGCAACAAGCGGATCAACAATTGCCGCAGTCAAAAGTTGATGAGTTGGTTGCTGGCGCAAAACAGAAAGGCAAGCAACAAGCTCAGGAGGAGCTGGAACAGTTGCGAAAGGAAAAAGAACAGCTGCAAAAAGTGTATGAAGAGGCCAAGCAACAGGCTGGCACCATGGGCGGGATGCAACAGCAACCTGATATGGAGAAAATACGTAATCAAGTCTACCAAGACATTTGGCAAGATTTTGAAAAGCAGCAATCTGAGTACCAACAGGAGCAACAGCAAGAGGAAGCGAAACGCATTGCTGCTGAGTATGATAAGCGCATGAAACAAGGGCCTGAACAGTTTGAAGATTTTGAGGATGTGGTCAAAGGATTTGATCCCCAATCATTCCCTAATATTGTCATGTTAGCCACTCAAATGGATAACACACCGGGCATTATTTATGAATTGGCTAAAAATCCTAATAAGTTGGCGACAATGAGTCATTTAGCAGAGCGTAGCCCACAGGTAGCGCAAAACGCGATGCAAAAGCTCAATGAGTCAATACAGGCCAATACTCAAGCTCAACAACAAGCCCAGCAAGTCAGCGAGCCATTGTCTAGATTACAATCAAGTCCAAAGGCTCAGGACACAGGAAGTCCTAATTCAGTCGCTGACTTTAAAAAATTGTTTAGAGGCTGATCTATTTACTTCCTGTCCTGTTAAAACGGAATTTAACGGAGGCAGGCCATGGCTCAATTGCCAAATAATATACTGCAAAATGTTGAGACGTATAATAAAGCTCAACTAGCGTATTTAGAAAATCTCAATTGTTTTCTACATACCGCTAATAAAGCGTTTCAGGATTTTAGAAATGCGCAACCAGCAAACCTGGGCGATACCATTACATTTGATAAACCGCCTCGATTTGTGGCCAATGATGGCCTCGTTGTTAATTTTGGTGGTGTTGAACAACGTGTTCAAAAGTTAACAGTTAATAACGCAAAAAACGTACCGATTGCTGTTGGTTCACGTGAATTGAAATTGAATCTCTATGAATACATGAGTCGGTTTGGTCGGGCAGCGATTGAAGAACTATCGGCTGTCATTGAAGCGGACATTGCGAATGTGTGTGTTGAGCATCCCTATCGCTTTTTTGGCGATGGTAAGACACCCATTAATTCATTTGAGCAATTAGCACGCGCACTGGAGAATTTCCGTAACTTTGGTGCCGCTCGACACAATACCAAAGGCTATTTGGAAGATGTGTCGGTTTCATCAATCACCAACAGTGGCTTAAATCAATTTGTTCCCAAACGAAATGAAGAATTGGCGAATAGTTGGGAATTGGGTGATTTTTCACAATGTGAATGGTATAAATCCAATTTACTACCTGTTCATAATGCCGGCACTGAAGGTGAACAAGACACGACATTAACAGTGGATAGTGTGACTAAAGATGCCAATGGTGCGATTACAGCCATTACATTCAGTGGCACCAATGCGAGCAATGATGCCAATTCAGTCAAGAAGAATGATAAATTTGAATTTCAGGATAATGTATCCGGTCAACCTGATTTACGATTCCTGACATTTATTGGTCACCAAACATCCGCACAAAAAGTTCAGTTTAGAGCGACCTCAGATGCAGCCAGTGATGGCAGTAATAAGGTGACTGTCTCGATTGAACCGTCATTACAAGCGACCAGTGGCAAAAATCAAAATTTAAATCATGAAATTGTAGCCGGTATGCAAGCCAAAGCGCTTCCGTCGCATCGGGCAGGCATGATACAGAGTGGCAATCAATTTTATGTGGCGATGCCTCAGCTACCGGATCAAGACCCTTATAAGACATCGGTAGTAACAGATGATGATACAGGTGCGTCACTTCGGATGTACACTGGTGCGCTATTCGGTCAAAACGTTCAGGGAACCGTGGTTGATGCCATTTGGGGTAAGACGGTTGTGCCTGAAAATGCAATGTCACTCATATTCCCGCTATAACGGAGGTTCACATGGTTGCAACACCGATTGTTAATCAAGGTCAAAAACACATTGAAGGCCTGTTAGTCTCACATAATGCTGATAAAAAACTGGATGTATCAGCTGGCCAAGCACGTGATTCATCGAATACGAACGATATTATTTTAGGATCGAGTGTGACGATTGATGCCAGTAATAACGGCAAAAATGGATTAGATTCAGGCAGTTTGGCGAATAACACATTATATGCTGTTTATGCCATTGGTGATTCACGAGATAAAGCCAGTGCAGCAGCCATTGTATCCAGTGATATGAGTCAACCGGTTCTGCCTAAAGACTATGATATGTACCGGCTCATTGGTTATGTCCGAACGGATGGCAGCGCCAATTTTCTGGTGTTTCATATGTACGGCGATGGGCATTATCGTATGGTTTGGTATGATGCCATTCGTTCTGTTTTGTCGAATGGAACATCAACGTCTTGGGCTGAAATTGATTTATCCAGCGATATGCCCTCTATTGCGACACAAGTTGTGCTGGACGTGTCTTATACGCCTAATAGCGCAACGAATAAAGCGTATTTTAGAACCATTGCATCCTCTGAAGCAGATGGACAAGTTAAGTTCGGATATGGCGTTGCGGGTGCACAAGTCGGCATGGCAAAAGTTCCAGCTGATGTTGATAGCGGTAGCGTTAAAATTGAATACAAAGTAGATAATAGCTCCGATGATTTGGATGCGTCATTAGCGGGTTATGAAGTCTATTTGTGATGCGTTTGTCGGGGCCGTCACATGTCATACAAAGTGTCAAAGCTGATCACCAATGCCTATTATTTAGCTGGCATTGTCTCAAGGGATTTTGAATCGGTCACGGACGGCCAAATTAGTGACGGTCTCGACATTTTAAATGATTTACTAGGCGATAAAGCCATTGATGATTCATTATTGCCGTATACCAACAAACACGAATTAACAACGCAACCTAATATAGAAGAATATTTCATTGATAATCTAATACAGATTAGTACGCTCAGTATTTTTATTGATGATATTCGTTATCAATCCACAGAACAGCTACGCAAAGAGTATTTGGGCTCATATCGTAATGTGAATATTAGTAGTTTGCCGTTTGCATATCACTATGAACGTGAAAAAGGAGGCACACGCTTATTTCTCTATTTCAAACCTGATGATGAATACCCTGTTCATATATACGGTACATTTCAATTAGCCGATGTGAGTTTAGCAACTGATTTAGCCAGTACATTCGACCGTTATTATATTAACTTTCTTAAATTCGAATTAGCACGGCGTTTATGCATTGAATATAATTACACTGTCCCTAAGATGGTTGAAGAACTTTATCAGAGTTATTATAGCTGGATTCGCTTTAAATCTCAGGATTTAGATTTAACACAACAAACATTAAGCCAATTTAGCGCCAAAGGAGCTATTAATTATGCTGTTGCGAATCTGTCAGAAGGCTGGTCACCGTGACATCAACAATAGCTAATCAATCGGTCCCTGTTAAGATTGTAGGTAGTTCAACATTTGGTCGATTTGATCAAATCAGTTCTGAACGAACCTATAATATGTTTGTATCCACGGATGAAACGGGGCATGATCAATGGCTCATTAATTTTGCAGGCTATGAATCCGTCAAAAAATTATTTGATACAGATCAAGAGGGGCGTGGTTTATTTCATAGCATCCGAGGTGGCTTTTTGCTCGTTGTTGTTGAAGCGAAAGTTTTTCGTGTTAGCACAACGTTATCAGTTCAAGAAGTGGGAAGCCTAAATAGTTCGACAGGTGAAGTTTTTATTGATGAGAACCTAAACAGTCAAATTGCAATTGTCGATGGTCAAAACGTTTACATTTATAATCATGCATCCGGTCAATTTGGTCAGGCTACCTTACGTAATGAAGATGATTCAGGCGCGTTTCAGGGGGCATTAACGCCCAATTATGTGACCTATCATAATACATTTTTTATTTTTGGGAACGGTTTAAGCACGAATGATGGTAGTTTTTGGTATATATTTGATCCGGCGAGTAGTGGCAATCTGAATTTAAAATTAGTTCAAACACTCACATTGCAGACAAAACCGGATTATGCCAGGGCGATTGTACGAATGCCCGGCCGAGGCAATAATGTTCTTGTGTTTGGCGAATCTGTAGCCGAGATATGGACGAATGTAGGGGGCCTTCAGGTTTATCAGCGTAATAGTTCCGTGAATATTGACTATGGCGTTGCGTCTGTTGCAACAATTGCCACCAATGATCAATTTGTTGCATGGCTTGGTATTAATGAGCGTTCCAGTCCGGCCATCATGGTATCAACGGGAGGCAATGCAACGCCTTTAACGACAGATGGCATTGATCATTTACTAAGCCAAGTGACTTTTCCTAAGCAATCCACTGCGATTATGTACCGACAGGATCATCATATATTTTATCAATTGACGTTTTACAATGCCGATGATGATTTTACCATTGTCTATGATTTTACATTAAAAAAATTCTATGATTTAACGGATTTTGATTACACGCATGCACCAGCTCGCCAAACAGGGCATATTAACAACATCACCTATTTTGTCTCATTAAAAGATGGCCATTTATACAAAACCAATGTTGATATTAATACATATCGAACGGATCCGAATGGCCTCAATGATCGACAAATTCCAAGAATGCGTATTTGTAATACCGTTCGTGCCCCCGTACCTCAGCGATTTATTGTGGATCGATTTAGTTTTGTGATTGAGAGCGGCACAACCTTGAATGCATACACATCAACTGAATGTTTTGGCATTATCACGACTGAAGTGACTGAAGAGCCGATTTTAACCGAAACAGGCGAACCACTATTAGTTGAAGATGGGTATTGTACAACCAACCAACCGCGTGTTGACTTGAGATTATCTAAAAATGGCGGTTACACGTTTAGTAATGCCGTCAGCTATTACTTAAAATTAACCGGTGATTATCGCAATCAACCTCGATTTAATCGATTAGGGGCCTGTCAACAAATGACATTACAATTACAATTTTGGGGATTTGGTCGATTTGTTGTTAAAAACGGTGCAATGGAGATACGTCAATGAAAATACCTAGTTTTATGCATGTTCAATACGTTCAACCCAGTAATGGTTATTTAACATCTGATATGCAACATTACCATGACGAATTAAACCAAAATTTAGAAATTAATTTAGGCGATAACGGCTGGCAAGTACCGCAGTTAACTAACAGTGAAATCAATAATATAGCGTCCTCGAAACCAGACGGCACGCTATGGTATGATAAAGATAACAACAAGCTAACCGTAAAGGAAAACGGTAGCATTAAGACAGTTAACACAACCTAAATCAAAGGATTGATATGTTAGGTTCACTTTTAGCATCAGGCGGCCTGAGTGCGCTCGGCGAAGGATTAAGTGGCTTATTAGGGCATCAGGGTTATAAACAGGCAGGTCATTCATTAGATGACATTGCTACTATGTATAAGAACATGTATAACCCATATATTCAAGCGGGCTACCAATCGCTGAGTGACTTACAAGATAAATACGGTCAACTTATGGACCCAACACAGCATATGGCTGATATTATGGGTCACTATCAAGAATCCCCTTACGCTCAGACACAGCAAAACGAGTTACAACGTGCGCTCGGTTCAACAGCTGCTGCGGGCGGTTTCTCTGGTTCACCTTATCATCAGCATCAAGTAGCCCAAAACGTTCAAAATGTTTTGTCAAAAGACATGCAGAATTATTTAAAAGATGCGCTAGGCATTGAACAAGAAGGCATTTCAGGTGAGCAAGGATTGGAACAGCAAGGATTACAAAGCACCCAACAACTGGCTGAAGCATTGGGTGGCATTATGGGCCAGCAAGGTGAATTAGGGTTTCAAGAACAGCGAGGCTTAGGCCAAAAAGCCAGCGGTTTGGGGAATGCCTTATCACAATTATTGTCGCAATATAGTGGTTATCAACAAACGAATGATTTATTGAATCCCAGTGCCTCTCAACCACCGATGAGTTCATTTCCTTCAATAGGTGAGACGTCCATGGAATCCAATTATAATGATCCGTATTGGGATGCGCTGAATCGTTCTGGTTTAATCAATAATAATCCATTGTCGAATGTGAGTTAATAATGGTTAAACGATTCATGCAAACAGGTGTTTTTCAGCCTCAAAAGCCGGATTTTTCAGGCATTGGTGATGCATTAGCTCAACAATTTAAAGGCGCACAAATGGGGCAGGCGATGCAACAGATGCCTCATCAACAACAAATGAATCAATTAAAAGAAGCATTGGCAAAAGCGAATATTGGTCAAAAACAACAGCAAATGCAATTAGACCCGCTTAAAATGCAATTACAAGAACAACAATTGAGGCAACAACAACAACCTAAACCAACGTCATTAATGAAAAATATTGAGTGGCTAAAACAAAAAGGCATGGGCGATGATCAGGCATATCAAATGGCCGTTAGTCATATGATGGGGCCTCAAACCAGAATACGTCAAACAAAAGACGGTGGATTTGAGTTATTACAGGGCCAAAACGTTGGCATGAAAGATGTCCCCGGTGCGCCAACCCATCAAATACAATCCAATCTTGAGCAAGGTATAACCGGTACTGAAACCATTAAACCGGATCTTATGAATTTAGCTGATATATTTGATCGTACTCATTCGTATTTGAGTAGAGCTAAATCCAAAGTAGGTGGCGTGTTAAATCAAATGGGATTACAAGATGTCAATCCTTATAGCCGCTATCCTACATGGCGTCAGCAAATGAATTCAATTATTAATGAAAAAGCTGAAAGTTTGATGAAGGCATTTCAAGCTGGACGGGGTAAACATTTATTAGAGGCGACTAAAAAAATCTTAACGCCAAATCCTGAAGAAGACCCTAATATGTATCGTCAACGACTTAAAGATTTTTCGAATAGCCTGGATAAAAGGAAACAAATTTATAATTTTCACCTACAGAATGGCTATACTCCTCAATCAGCAGCTATTAGGGCTATTAATGAAACACATCCCAACAAAGTGATTAAACAACTGAATAAATTAAGCGAACCATCGAATCAACAATCATCAAAGCAGGCTCAACAGTCTATACAATCAACCAAAAAACCGTCTGATACGAATCAAAAAATTTATGTTAAAAAAACACCTGATCAATTAAGCGATGAAGAATTACTAGAATATCGTAATCAGTTAAAAGGGCGTCCTTAAATGCCATATATTAGTCAACAAGCATTGGAAGATGAAATTAAACGACGTGGATTAGATAAAACCAGTGATGATAATGATTATCAAAAAACCGTTAGTCAGTTAACAAAACAACAACCTCTAACAACAATTAAACGACAAGATCCTGGTATTGGAACCCGATTAGTTAATACATTATCTAATTATTTAAGTGATATTGGCCAAACGGGTGAACAATTAGCATCAAAGCCTGTTAGCGCTGTCTCTGATTTAGGCAAGGGGACGATAGAAGGACTCTATAGAGGAGCCTATGGTGCTGGTTTACCCCAAGCCGGTCAATATGCAGGCCAAAAAATCGATGATTTAATTAATGCGATTGCTGGAACGCATCTTCAATCTCCAGATGCGCCACAACCTGCATTAGGTCAATCTGCACCAGAACGTGTTGGTATTGGTTTAGGTCAGGGCACAACAGCTGTTGTGCCTGCGTCTAAATTAGCTCAAGTCGCTAAAGCAGAACCCGCGTTAGCCAATGTTTCACCTCGTCTTATTAATCCTGCGATTTTATCTGCTATGTCAGCCTATACAGAACCGGATGATCGACCATTAGCGGCAACAATGGGCGCGATGCCATCGGCATTACATGAAGGTGCACGAGGGATTAAAGGCATTAAACGAGGCGGCCAGCAGGCATTAGACAAAGGTCAACAAGCAGTCCGTCAATATAGACAGCGACAACAGGCAAAAGAGGATGCCTATATTAATCAACCTCAATTCCAGAGAGAGACGATTAAAAAACAGATTCCTAATTTATTACCTGATGATCTTGATTACAACGATATTAATCAATCAATTGAACGCGATATTAAATCGCATCATGACAAAGTATTTAATCAAAACAAAAAGAATTTTCAATCATTAGAGCATTTGGCCAATCAACATGATTTAACAGGCCCTCAAATGGTGTTGCCTGAACAACCTGAAGTTGAATTAATTGATAAAGAACCTAAAACGGTTATATCGCATTTTAAAAAAACAACCCATTCACGTAATAAAGATCCTTTAACAGGCGAGCGAAACTATACAGTTAAATCAATCGATCCACTAACAGGTCAAAAAATTTATAAAGAAAAAACAACAAAAACAACAGCTAAAGAACCGGTTTATAAAACTGTATCCGGTCAAACAGAAGAAGTGCCGGTTAAAAGTGAAGCGAAATTAGATTTAGATGACTCATTACAGCCTTTAAACAAATTATATAAGATTGCTGAAAAATTCCCTAAATATAAGTATTTACGCAATATTATTAATAATTTTAACAATCATACCAATTATAATAATGCGCGTATGTTATTGCGTCATTTAAATGATAAAGAAACCGATATTGAAAAAATGGGGGACAGTGATGATAAACCGTATATGATACCGGCTATCAATGACGTTAAAACAGCGTTAAATAATGATATCCATCGTAATTTGAAAGAAAAAATTGGGCCTGAAGCATCTGAACGTTATAGTGAAGCATTAAAATATCATCGTGATAAAATGCGGCCATTTAGAACACAATCCGTTTTGAAAAATTTTGTAAAAGATGAAAAAGAACCAGATTTTAATACATTAGCTGATAAATTAGCAAAAAATCCCAATGTATTAAGATATGTTTCAGATGATTTGCCTAAAGAGACAAAAAATAAATTAGCATTAAAATTATTCAAAAATGAATTATCACCTAAAAATGGTGGCGTTCAGGTCACTAATCCTGATAAAATATTAACAAGGTATCAAGATTTGTTTAGTGATAATAAAACACATCTTTTACCTGATCAGCTGAATGAGTTTTTAAAAGATTCATTACAGCATCAAACAGAATACCCACCGGATGAATCAGTTTCAAATAAACCCAAAGTAAAAGAATTATTGAAAACCGGTGGAAAAATTTTAGGTGGTTACGAAGTAGTAAAGTTATTAAATGATTTATTCTGATATGTTGACTTTTATTTTTTTTGTTATTATATATTTGATCATGTTTGATTATATTTAATATGAATCATTTTTTAAAAAGGACTTTTAATGACAACACCCAATTCACAATACATACCCGCGTTCACCATCCAAGAAATTATATTAAATAAGGATGATGGGGAACCATTAGCGAATGGGGTTGTTAAATTTTTTCGTGATATACAACGCACTGTACCCAAGCCGGTTTATCAGCTAACCGGTAATGCGCTGAATTATCAATTTCAATCCTTAGGCGCTCAAATTACATTAGCTGTGGACGGCAGTTTTACGGATACCCAGGGTAATCCGATTGTTCCGTATTTTTATCCCTTTGATTCAGATGGTAATGATGATCGTTATTATGTAGTTGTTGAGAGTGCTGGCGGTATTACACAATTTACACGTGAGGCAGTCCCCGCTGAAGCCGGTCAAGGTCCCTTACCGCCTGAATTACGGAATAATACAGAAAACGAATTGATCAATCCGCAATTTGTTGACGTATTATTCAATAAAAATAAAACAAAAACGATTAGTGTATCTGGATCGAATACCGTCACCGATATTGCGCCGGGGTGGGCCATTATCTCATCAGGTACTGGCGATATTGAACTAGAACAGGTGACTAACATTCCCCAAAACTCGGCTACCAATCCATCCTATGCGTTACGCATTAATGCTGATTCAGCCATTGGCAGTGATATTACATTACGCCAACGATTAACTGAAACACCCAAATTACTGAACAGTGATTTTGCTTCTGGCACGTTAACAGCAGCATCCAATGAAGATACAACATTTATCATGAGATATGAACCGTCTGATAACTCAGCAACATCACATGAGTTATTTTCAGATGCGATTGATGGCGATGGGGCCTATCACACATTACAAGGTGTGTCGCAAATTGGGGGAACGCTCAGTACGGATAATGCACCAGATGGTTACATTGATATTAAAATCATTATTCCAACGAATCGGAATGTCAAAATAACGAGTTTACAGCTAGTTGGGGTCGATAATCAGGAAAATATTCCGTATGACCAGCAAACGGTCGACCGACAACGAACATTATTGAGCAATTATTATCGTCGTAGTATATGGATTGAACCAAAAACCGATTTATTAACCGGCTGGACATTTGGCCAAAACCCATGGCAATTTTCATCACCTGGTGATGTAGCGGTTAAAGCAAATGGTTATGAAGGACCGGATCAAACCATTTTTATTCAAAAAGAATACGTTAAATCACAACAAGAAGATAATATTAAACGCGCTCAAGTGGGTGCCTCAGAACATAGAGGGTTACAAATTCGAGCCAATAAAGCCAGTAATCAATTTGCTTTAATCCAATACATTGATGCGCGAACCATGACTCCTTTTTGGGATTATCGTGCCTCTGTTAAAGTGAATGCGCGTACATTTTCGTCTAGTCATAATAGTGACATTAAATTTAAATGTCGATTAATCTATAAAAATGGCCTACCGAATAAAACAACTCGAACTTATCCTATTCCTAATTGGAGTGGTGATGAGCCGAGTTTTGACAATGATTTTACCGTTATTAAGCCTGATTTAGATCCGGAATATACCTTAAAACGTTCTTATGAGACGATAATTGGTAGTAATTATTTTCCAAGTTACACATTTAATAATTTTAAATTGCCTACGCCCAGTTCAAATGATATAACATTAGCTGTTGTCATTTATACCACCAATAATATGGATGAAACATCAACAGCTGATCGCATTGTATTTGATAAAATTAACCTTGTACCGAATGAATTTGCGATTGATGTGTATCCTATTACGTTTAATGAGATGTTAAGTCGTTGTCAATATTATTGGGAGCAAAGTTATCCCCTGGGTATCCTTCCAGGAGCACAAACAGCAGACGGTGTGATTGAAGCGTATCAACCCGCAACACTGGCAAATGTATTAGCTGCGACAATTCAAGAACAATATCAAGTGCGAAAACGAACGAATAACCCCGATATAACCATTTATAATCCATTCGATAATAGCACAAATAGTGTACATTATATACATAGAATTGCCTCAGGCAATCGAGATGAGGGGAATAAACCATTTGATCAGTATTTCAATTTAAATAAAAATGATCGAAAGTTTGTTTGTTTTGCTACAGGTGGTAAAAATTATAATAAAGTTACCCGACAAGGCAGTTATCCCACCGGTGTAGTCGAATTTCATTACACCAGTGACGCACGCATAGGAGTTTAGTTATGGCTGGCCCATTCAAAAAATATTCAACGACACAAATTATTAATGATTTTGGGCAAATGCTAAGCCCTAATATTTATTCAGCTGCATTAGCTGCGTCAACTGATACGAGTTTAACCGTACCCACGATTACAACGACTGGGATTGGCTGGACTAAATCCAATCGTACGGTTTTAGCCATTGTTCGGGTGAAATCAGATGCTGAAGTTTATATGGCACTGAATACAACAGCAACTGAACCGGCTGGGGCCAGTTTTGCGAGTACGGATGCGGAAATGGTCTCCGTTTATGAACCGTATGCACGTGTTGTGACTGAAGGGGACGTCTTGCATTTTATCACGCCCGATGGTTCAACACCCATTACAGTGGCCTTTTATCCGTATCAGACATGATTGATTAAATATCGCAAGGATGCGTTATGACAAAATTTTCACGATTCACTGACGGTGGTGATCTACAGGAAGATGATATCATTGTCGGACTCAGAGGCGGTGTGAATACACAATTTAACTATAAAGGTGTCACATCGCCTGTTCCCGTTAACAAAGGTGGTACAGGCGCGACAGATGCTGTTAACGCGCGTCAAAATCTAGGCCTCAGTATTGGTTCCGATGTTCAGGCGCATGATGCTGATTTAGATGCAATTGCAGCGTTAGCTAGTACGGGTATTCCAACACGAACAGCTAATAACACCTATTCAATCCGATCCATTCAACCCACTGCCAATGAAATTGCTATTACGGATGGGGATGGGGTTAATGGGAATCCAACCGTCTCACTGGCCGCTAATTTAATCATGCCTGGTAATGAGGGATTTACGCCGCCCCAGGGCACATCCGCTCAGCGTCCAGGGTCGCCTAATAATGGTGAATTACGTTGGAATAGTGATAATACAGTACTGGAATATTATGACGGCTCGTCATGGTCTGAAGTGACAGGGCATACGAGTATAGCGGGTACGGGTATCGTTGCTAAAACAGGAACGACAACGTATGCTACGCGTACGATTCAACCCACTGCCAATGAAATTGCTATTACGGATGGCGATGGGATTAGTAGTGATCCGACAGTTGGTTTAGCAGATAATCCCATTGTCCCGGGTAATGAAGGCATCACACCACCTCAGGGCACAACAGCTCAACGCTCAGGCAGTCCTAATAATGGTGAATTGCGATGGAATAGCGATAATAATCAATTAGAATTTTATGATAATGGCAGCTGGTCTGATGTCTCAACGAATATTAGTATATCAGGCACTGGCATCTTTGCTAAAACAGGAACCAATAGTTATCAAACACGAACCATCCAATCAACAACGAATCAAACAGCAATGACGGATGGGGATGGGGTTAATGGTGATCCAACGATTGCATTAGCTGATAATGCGATTTTACCGGGTAATGAAGGCATGGTGCCTCCTTCAGGGAAAACAGCACAACGTGCCAGTTCACCCACTAACGGTGAATTTCGCTGGAATAGCGATAATAATCAATTGGAATTTTATGATGGTAGTATTTGGGCGGATGTCCCTGAAATTAGCGGAACTGGCTTTGCGGTTAAAACCTCAAGTGGTTCTTATGCAACCCGCACATTAACGGATGTGGCGGCCCAAACGACCATTTCAAATGCCACAGGGGATGCAGGCAATCCGATTATTGGACTAGCGGACAATCCGGTTCTACCTGGCACTGAAGGATTGACCCCTCCTCAAGGCACTGATTCACAACGGCCTAATTCCCCCAATAATGGTGAATTGCGATGGAATAGCGATAATAATGTTTTAGAATTTTATGATGGTAGTATTTGGGCGGATGTGCCTGAAATTAGTGGAACTGGCTTTGCGGTTAAAACCTCAAGTGGTTCTTATGCAACCCGCACATTAACGGGTGTATCGACTGAAACGACTATACAAAATGCGACTGGTGATAATGGTAATCCAATTATTGGACTAGCGAACAATCCAGTTCTACCTGGTAATGAAGGATTAACGCCGCCATCGGGTTCAACAGGTGATCAACCAGGTTCACCCAATGACGGTGAATTAAGATGGAATAGCGATAATGCTGTTTTAGAATATTATGATAATTTTCAATGGGTTAATATTGCTAACGAAACACAGTTAAATGGCTTAGTCTGTCGTATTATTAATGATGACGATTGGCTAAATGCCACACCGAATAAAGATTTTTTCAATTTTATTCATGAACCCATTACAACAGGCGGTGATTATAGCAGAAAAACAGTCGCCAAAATTCAGGGTAAATCCTATAACACGGATGGAACCGCGATACAGGATCTGAATAGTCGAACCGATGTTGGCATCTCATTTTCAACCAGTAATGATGGCACGTTATCAGAGCAAATGACCATTGATAATAATGGTAATGTTGATCACAAAAATCATGATGTCAGTAATATTGCCGATTTATTTGTTAACAGTAATGTCGGTATTAAAAATACCTCCCAATCCAATCCGCTCGTTGTCGAACATTCCAGTAGTGATCCGATTAAGATGATTTGCACGTCATCTGGTTCATTTTGTGCGCTAGAAGCGGAAAATGATAATGGTGATCGAGTCTTCTTTGGCATCGCTGGTTCCACTGTCGGTTCAGGTCGCAATCGAGAAGCGTTTTTTGACTATTTTGATGCGGTGTCATTCGTTTTCAGAAAAAATAACAATGAATTATTACGGATTGATCCAGGCGGTGATGTTTCCAATACCGGCATTTTTTCATCCAGTCAAGGCGATATTAGCACGGTTAATAGCACAACGGTTAATGTGACAACCGTGAATAGCAATCGATTTAATTATAGTGATAACAAAAAGACATTAGATGATGGTGATACCTATTTAGTCTCCTATGATCATTTTATGATTATTGAAACATCAGGTTCTAATGGTATTACACTCGATTTATCAAATCATGATTTAACAGGCAGTTTTTTGGTCACTAATTTAATCAATTATACAGCCGGTAGTGAGACGATTAATTTTACAGTGAGTGGTCCACGAACATTAACCACATTTGACAGCAATAATGGTAATTTACTTAAACAAAATACCAGTTCAACGAGTATCGATTATGATTTAGGTGCCAATGAACACATTGAAATTCAAATTTTAGACGGTAAGAATATTTATATTGGCTAAGAATTTGTTTAAATTCTGTTTAGTTTAGCCTTGATTTGATATTGCCAGTAATAAAGGTTACTGGAAAAATGAAGGGGTAGAGAAAAACCGCTAAGTAATGATGGTGCAGTTTAATCTTTCTAGCTGCCTGTTCGGCAGTTAAATCATCATCACTTAACGGTTATCGCAGCGTATTTTTTAATCTGCCTACGCGGCAGTCAATTTATAATATCAAACAACGGTGATGATGACAAGGAGCGTTATGAGCATTAAATACCGAGGTGAAACGTTTCCAGGCTACAACAAACCGAAACGAACACCCAACGCCAAAAAAAAATTTGCCGTGGTCGCTAAAAAGGGCGATAAAACGAAATTAGTACGGTTTGGTGATTCGGATATGCGCATTAAAAAAGATCAGCCTAAGCGCAAAAAAAGTTATTGTGCGCGCAGCTCAGGCATTAAAGGGGCCAATGATAAATTTAGCGCTAACTACTGGTCAAGAAAAAAATGGAATTGCTAAGGACGCATTATGCCTAATTTGCCGATATCACAATTTGATCAATTATTAACAACGAATAAAACGCCAGTTATTAGTCTGAATGGCGCATTGCCTCTCTCTGATTTACGGGATGAACAATACACAGCCAATACAGGTACGATTGTTGATAATCGTTCTGAATTCCGATTGCATCATCAGGCTACTGGTGATTTTGTCCGTTTTCAGAGTCAAGAACGTGGCAATTATCAGCCTGGATTTGCCTTTGAATCCGGTATAGGGATTCGAATGGATACCACTACATTAACAGGTGATTCCCTTGCTTATTGGGGTTATTTCCAAATAGATAACAATAACCCGCAAACAATTCAGGAAGGATTGGTATTTGGATTAGATCAAAATGGCGTTTTTGTTGAAGTCATTAAAGATAGTGTGTCAAAAGAAAAAGTTTATACTGATCAATTTAATATACGTCCCAATTATTCAATTGATTTAACAAATGGATTAGTATTTCAGATTACATTCACTTACTACGGGTATGGCCAAATATTATTTCAGGTTATTAATACTGATACGATCGGATCCGATCGATTGCGACAGAACAATATCAATTTACATAGTGTCGTATTAGATAATGAAACCAGTTTAGATCGTGTTAATCTAAAAGTGGGCGCATTATGTAAAAGCAGTACGGGCACCGTTGATTATTCCCTCTATATTGGCGGCCGTCAAATGAGCATTATTGGCATTCCTCGGCGTCGTAACCGTATTAATTCAGGTCGTGTTGAATCTGTTTCTATTAATAATACATTTTCTCCCGTTTTATCACTACGTAAAAAATCAACGTTTAGCCAAATTTCAGTTTCATTTAATTCAATTAAAGCGTTATGTGATACGGATGCTATAATTCAATTACGATTAAATGCTACAATTACAGGTGGCACGAGTCCTAATTTTGGTGATTTAGATGAGCAATCATCATCTGAAACAGCCATGGAATTAGATACCAGTGCTGACACGGTTGATTTATCAACGGGTGTAAAAATATACGAATCGTTTATAAGCAGTAATACTGTCGGTAATTCAACAGGATTTAGTAATTTAGATATTGATGAATTTGGCATACCTGATGATGCTGTTTTAACTGTTGTTGTTCGAACGTTAAGCGGAACAGGTATCCTTGATTTAATAGCACTCGTCAACGAAGATTAGTAAAGGATCTACCATGGCAATTAAAAACATTATCACGGAAGTGGTCGGACGTGTCGGTATTCAACCGACTATTGCGTTTATTGATACAGATGACACCAAGGCAACCGTCACCGCATCTGGTTATCTCAATAAGGCCAGAGAGCAGGGTTATAACTTGAATGATCAACAATTTGCACTAGTTAAAACCCGTGATGCCGGTACTGGCTGGTATCAGATTAATAAAAATGGCAATAATTTTGATTTATCAGGCACGATTCCGCCTGGCATCATTGATAGTGCCACGGCCAATCGTATTGCAATATTTAATAATGCTGATGGCCAATTAACACAAGATGCCTCAACCGCCATTAATGAAGGTAATATTCAAGCAGGTCTTGACGGTAGCAAAGGTCAATTCATAGCCTATCCAGCCGCATCCGGTGCTTGCCGAATGAATATAACGTCTAATTCATCCACAGGTGATAATGATGTAACCGTCACCATCCGTGATCATGGTCAAGATACACAATATTGGTTTGCTGATGTTGGATCGGGTGATGGCGGTGTTTTAACTTGTCAATTTGCATCGCCTGATCTACCCAACGCGAACATGAAATGGATTGATTTAACCGTTACTCACCAAGGCCTTGGCGGCGGTGGTCAAATAACGTTTAAAGAGAGTGATGGAACGTCTAATTACCGCATTCGTGAACTGTACATTAATTCAGGGGGAACAAACTTTAGCGGGAATAGCGGTGATCGTGATTTAACCATTACGGATGGCACGACTGATTTTAGTGTGATACCTGCGGGTACATTGCAATCATTAGCCAATGCACGATGGGGTGATACCGGTTTACCTTTTCCAGCGAGTGCCTCTATTAATACGCAATCAACCAATGGTGATGCCATTTTTGTCCAATATAGTGGCGGTAGCAATGATTATAGTGCGGGTGAAATAACCATTACCGGTTGTTTTGAACGAATTGATTAAACAGGAGCTAACATGGACAACATAACAGTTAAACAATTAAAGCATCGATTAATGCAGATTGAACAAGCCATTGACCAGGCCAGGTTACATTACAATACATTGCTAGGTCGTCAGGCTGAATTACAAGATTGGATCAATCAAGCAGAACAACCAGCGGACAAATCGGATGATGCGGAAAAAGAATAATCAATATATTCTGTATTCAAAAGATGGAACAAAAAAACTAGGCACGTTTAAAACGAAAAAAGCAGCGGAAGCTAGAGAACGTGAAATACAAAAGATCAAGCACGCCAAAAAACAATCGTGAACATCAGGAACAAGTGAACTTAATCCGTTGGATTCATCACTATCCCCAAATTAGCGGCAATTTGATTGCGATACCGAATGGCGGTAAGCGGCCTATATCAGAGGCCAAACGGCTAAAGGAAGCGGGTGTTCAACCTGGTGTTTCGGATTTATTTCTGGCGTTACCCAATGATTATTCAGCAGGCTTATGGATTGAATTAAAAGCGATGCAATCCAATGGTTATTTTCCTAATCCAACTGATTTGCAAGTTAATTGGTTAAAACGTATGAGGCAATCGGGGTATGATGGCATGGTTGCAAACGGCATGGAACAAGCTCGTCAACAAATTATTGAACATATTCAACACACATCATTCAAACAATTATTCTGTTAGTTCAATTGATACAACCAGTGATCAAACGCCATCACGATTTGGTCAAGCGTTTCGTTTTCTGATCCAAATTGAACAGTCCTATATTAATGATCCGTTAGATTCAGGCGGACCAACTAAATTCGGTATTACGTCAGCTTATTTAAAGGAGTTACAGAATCGATTTAATGAAACGGATGAAGCGATTTTAAAAGGACTTAATATTGATCCGTATGAGCCGATAACTGAAAAAACTGTTAAATCCATTTTTTTATCCGATGCTAAATGGTTTTATAAACATTATTGGTGGATTTATTATCATTTTGATGAAATTAAACATAACTCGTTGAGCATCAAATTATTTAGCATGAGTGTAAACATGGGGCCTGAAACGGTCATCAAGGATTTACAAACGGTCGTTAATCGTGAATATGAAAACATTCAATTGAAAGTGGATGGCATTTTAGGTCCTAAAACCCTTCAAACCGTTAATCAATTGCCTAATATTCATTGTTTACTCGATGATTTGATCAGTCATTGGATTCGACATTATTGTTATTTAGTGGATCAAAATGCCGATAATGCTCGATTTATTAATGGCTGGATCAAACGAGCAATACGTTTACCGGATGGATGATATATGACCATTTATATTGATAAAAATTATTATGTTGACAATATGATACCGTGTGAGATGGCCGCTGCATGCGAAGCTGTTCGTTTAAATGAACCATTTGTTGTTGAAACACCTTATGGGCTTCAGCATGGCAACGCAGGTGATTTTTTAATTCGAATGATCAACGGCGATTATTTTGTTTGTGGTCAACATGTGTTTTATTACAATTTCCAATGGATGGATCAAATCTATAGACATGGAGGGACCGATGAAATTAGTCAAAAAATTAAAACAACCAAGCACAATTGAAGGATTAATAGCAGTTGCGGCAGCCACGGTCATGTTATTTACGCCTGAACACATTGATCAAATCATTGAAACCGGCTTATCCGTGTTCGGTGTTAAACGCATCGTGTTAGATGATTAAAAATCATACAAAAGTGAATACTCAAAATTAATTCTGCAACGACAATAATGATGACAATCATTTTGTACGTACGCCAATAATCGTATGAATACAATACGTTTTTATTGAATAATTGTATTACACAATAACCGATTAGTATTATTAGCGACCAATCTAACCATGCGAGTTGATGTAAAACCTTCAACTTTTTGACTCCTGCCACCGTTTAACGTTTTTTCCACAATTTTTGTGGATAACTGGCCGTCAATAATACAATACAGCCATTAAATCAACTATTTAGCAAATTGTTTATTTTTTTTATATATTAACTATAATCGTCATGACATAACCGCTACGCCTCTTAACAATGCGCAACCTTAGCGGTTTTTCTGAAATACTCAACCAGATTGATTGCTTTGTTGACTGTTTCCTCATGGATCAAATCATTATCCAAATTATTATTTTCAGCATCTTCAAGCCGCTGTAAAAGGACGCAAAATCGGTAAAAATAGGCTTCGAGCTTGCTATACATTCCAGCAAGCGTTTCATCAGCCACTTTGTTAGTCACATCAATATTCTGATCCTCCCAATCTTTGGCCGCCTTCTTATCAGCGCCATCCTTGATTCGCATTTTCATTGGCTTAGGATTGCCGTTGTGATCTAAATCTGGCTCAACATCCAGCAACTGCTTAATTAGCTTGCTATATTGTTCAATTGTTTGCTCTGACAGTTGACGCTCAGAACGGTTTCTTTTCTTCTCATTTGGACAGAACGCAAACAGGATACGCTGCAAATAGCCGTTTTCAGCCCGTCCGTTTTTTGATAGCTCAGAAAGGCCAGACAGCGTCATCCCCCCTGAGACTGAAATAAATGTTTTGGAAACACGAAGGTATTCATCATTGGTTTTACGGTTGCAATCCGTATAAGAGCCGTTCCAAGCAGTTAACCAAAATGACTTATCAGGCCCATTGCTATATTGCTTATTATTTTTAAACAAATCAGATAATTCATCCTTGTAATAACCCAGCCCTCTTGGGTTGTATGCACAATCCTGGATTAACGCTTCAGTCGTTGATGATTTGATCAGATGTTTTTTAGGTCTTTGTTTCTCTGTTTCACTACCTATGTACTGTTTCTTCTCATCTGGCGTCAAATTTTGGTCATTATCAAATGGTGATTTCTTTTGTTGATAATCTGAATAACTCTCACTATCAAAGTCCTCAATAGGCTGAACGGCTAATTTAAGGGCTCGTGATTTTTTAGCGCTTGAGGGGCCAACGAGCGCCACATAAACAATCGGAAGCTCTGTCCAGCCTTTGGCTACCTCAATTTCTGCTGTTAATCCGACTGAAACAGAGGCACTAAACAGAACAGACGTCCCCAGGTATTCCTTAGACAAACCAAGGCAAACACTCGCTTCTTCAATCAATGTTTGAATTGTAGGTGGAAATACGTTAACGGGGAAATTTATATTTTGAATTATTGTTTTCATGATTCCCTCATATCTGTATCGTTTCTTGATGTCATAGTGCAATCTATCTTTTTGAGAAAATCTTCTATTTCATTGATTCTACTGATTTGATCATATAGTCTTTCAATTATTATTTCAACATAGGCGAGTCTAGGATTGTCTTCAGCATTGCTATCACTTTCGTTTTTAACTTTTTCAATCGTATGCCTGAATTTTTCTAAAAAATCTTTATACTGTTGAAAATACTGACTCATATTTTATAAAGACTGATTATTATAATTAAATTTCATATGTCTCCTTTTATCTTATTATCTTATTTAAAAGTGAATACTCTCCGCCATAATGGCGATGATGACGACGCGATTTCTAAAATGGTACATCATCATCAAAATCCGGCCGTTGTTGTGTCGTCTTGGACTGAGTCTTATTTGATGGACTCTGTTGTTTTTTATTTACTTTATGATATTGCTTAACTTTAAGGTTGTCATAACCGTTAAAATGTTCATATTTAACATCACATGTTCCACGTTGACCAATACAGTCATCAGGGGCTAATACGCCATCTTCAAACTCAAGCTGATTGCTATTACAAAACTGTTTGATTTTCCATTTTGCTTTGTCATTACTGACTAAATAATCATGCACATAATCTGTATTCCCTGCCTCATCACGCACCTTTAAAATAAGATTGATCATCTCATTACCGCTTTTTGAGACTTTTTCAAGCGCATTGTGTACCCGATAATCAACGGTGCCTTCATTAATGACGGTTTGATCAACATCCGTGTTATATTTCATGTTATAGCTCCATTTTTAATAATTGTTTTCTATTCTGAATGTCCAATTTATCAAATATACTTGATATATACGAATCAACGGTTCGTTTCGTGATGCCCATTCTAACGGCTATTTGATAATTAGACAGTTCTTTTTTTATATACTTAACAACATCTTTTTCTCTTGGTGATAATGGTTTATTACTGAATTTCTTTTTTTTATATTGTTTCTTAGGTTTTGGCTCGTCCAGTTGATGATCCAATATGAAAAATTCCATATTGGGGTTATTTTTGTTGTTAATCTCATAAATCAATCGATTCCAATAACTCATATTACCTCCTGTTATCGTTGCATTAATCGTTGAACCCATAACGCTGCCTGATCAACATTCAGCTCTTTGATCGATTCAACGCCCGCCTGCGCCAGCGCTTTTTTTATTTGCTCGCTGGCGATATTTTTTTCTTCTATCAGCTTATTAATTTTTTTTATCTGATCAGACGTTGCCATTAATTTTTTTGATGAACTGGCATGATTGTTGAGTTGCTCATGTGGCCCTGACTGGTCATTGTCCCGAACATCGTCAATGCACAATAAGCCGTTCAGCGCGTATTTACGAGCGTACGAACTGGTTGCGCCAGTTACCTGCGCCTCATCCATGCCTTTTTTAGATAGTGGTTCGCGGGCGTAAGCGACTGAACTAATTGAATGATCATCATCTGATAGCGTCGCCGTCGCCTTAATATAATATCGCTCGCCAACGCATACTATTTCATCTTGCAAATTGAGATAGACACCGTCTAAATAAGGTTTAATCGCATTAAGCACGTCTTCACAACTGCGATAATTATAGCCACCAAACGAGTTATATTGATTTTTGGGCGCTTTCATTTCTTTTTGAATTTTAATTAGTTTGCTTTTTAGATTAGCCATTGATGACCTCCAGCGTTTCGATTTCTTGTTCATATCCAGGCCATTCGTCATTCGCTTTGCATTCTTTGTAGATGCCTAATGCATCTTTATAGCGTTGACGGCCACGGCTGATCAATGACGGTGACATTTCGAATGTGCGTGTCAAATATGGCGCCTCTTTTTCAATCATGATCAACACAAATGATTTAGCTGGATAGCCGTTGGCATTGAGACCGTCTAAATTCATGGCTGCTTGCATGTCCACGCCATAGCGCCAAATATGATCCTGTACGGCCCATTTATTGAGTGAACTACATGTTTTCAAATCGACTACAACGCCGTTATTTAAATAATCGAGACGGCTTTTAACAGCTATACCGTCTTCTTGCCAAAAAACATTAACTTCTACTTGATCAGTTTGTGTCATTTGCTGATAGTATGGATTACGCTTTAATGACATGAGCCACTGTTGTAACTCGTCATACTCTTTTTGTTTGAGCATGGTTCGGCCGTTTGCCTTAACTTTGTCTTCTTGATAGGCCGCGTGTTTTTCATTTTTTGTGTGATGATTCATGATGTAGAATTTCTCGTCAAAATGTTGCGGTTCCAGGGCTAAACAATGAAACGCCTGGCCCATGACCATGGGCTTAGTTTCTGATTTACCGCCTAGCACGTGATTGTAATAAAACCGTGCGGGACAATCGAGTAAATCAATAAGCGAGCTACGAGACAGCGCCTCATGCGCTAAATACTCGTGCATTGGCATCGCAAATTCAATCATATTGCACGTCTCCTTGTGCTTTTGTTGTATTGCAGTCCTTGCAATGTCACCGAATAATAGACTAGAATAATCTTGCTGATATTGTTGTTTCATTTTGAAATCTCCTTTTGATACATTGCCTGGTTACAACAGGATTAAGACACAGATTGATACAACGATATTAGTTGTGTGTTAGTAAACGGTAGCGCCAAGATGGCGCTGCCATTTCTTTATCTATTTAAATCATGCATTTGCTCGATCAGCTAATAAGCGTTGCTTGATAGACCAAGACAAATCCATGTTCCAAAATTCTTCTTCTTGATTCGTATTGATTATTTCTTCAACACGATCATGTATAATAGGCCAATACCAATTGACAAATAACTGATCAAGTGCTTCTTTTAAGTCTGTTGTGCTTAGATAATGCGATTGAAGATAGATATCTGATGCCGTTTGATCACCTTCTATGAGCCATTCAGTATCGTCACCGTCTGTAGTGGGGTCGTCAACATACGCTCGACAGAGTTCCCAGCGCTGTTCAAATGGTAGGTCATTTATATCATAATCTTTATCGAGTACGTCGATATAGCCATAGTCGAACAAATCGAGCACAGCTCTTCGGAACTGTTTCATAATTTAACTCCTTTGTGTGTGTGTTAGTCGTTATTACAATTATTATTGTCACATATATTTTAACTTCTGTCAACGTTTTTCTTTCATTATTTCCCCCATTTTTTGATAGACGACTGAATTAGTTTTGAATACATCCGGGCGCAATTCGTGCGGTAGCACGGTGTAGTTAGCCAGTTCGCAAATCTGGACGACTAACGCTGGTGCTATGTATCGCTCGCCGTTTTCGTATTGCCAAAGCACTGTATGACTAATGCCCAATTCTTTGGCAATCTCTTTCTTAAATCGAAACGCTTTGCAGGCTCTCTTAAACGCTTGAATCGATTGTTGTTTTTCTGTTTCGTCTAATCTAACCATAACTACACCTATTTTTTTCTATTTTTTTGATACTTTATTATAACATAAAGTTGACATAAATTAAAATGTGCGCACAAAAATCAATGTGTGCAGCACAAAATTTTTTATGACAAGGCTTGACAGAAAAAAATCAATTCAATCAAAACAACGTGTTATATCTGTCAGAGCGCCTGACAAATGACAAAACTTCTGACACAAACAAAATTGTGCTGCAATTGTGCTGCACAAATAAAATCATGGCACGTCATGATGTTTTATTTTACGTGCAATAACGTGCATTTAGTATTATTGAGGTATTATTAATTATTTGAAACTGCAAATTAAAAATTAAAATGAACAGTTTAAGAAACGTTTCAACGAGTTGCACGGTTGCAGTCCAGGGGCATTCAACGATGCAACTATGCGCCACTACCCCCCCGTTATAAGCGATTTTTGCTAGTTGCACGGGGGGGTCGTAGGTGGTTATTCTATGCAACTGCTCAGTATAGAAATAAATTAAAAATTCAAAAAATCAGGCGTGCTATGCAGCTCATCATCATGCGCCGTGTAATATAAGGGTGCTGAGGGTGTTTTAAACTGATAAATCGTTGGGCAAAATTCCAGAACCAAACGACCCACGGGGCCACTTCTATTCTTTCGAACGAGTAATTCAGCGTAACCCTGGTTGTTGTCTGTCTTTTTGACGAGTTCATCACGATAGAGCATTGCAATAACATCAGCGTCTTGCTCAATCGCCCCTGAATCCCGCAAATCGACTGTATTCGGACGGGGGTTATTTCGGTGTTCAACCCCGCGGTTGAGTTGCGATATAAGAATGACGGGGATATTTAAATCCTGAGCAATGATTTTCAGCTCTCGTGTCATATCCGCTATTTCTAAGTTGCGATTTTGATAACTATTTTCAGATTTCATGAGCTGTAAATAATCAACGACCAGTGCTGATAATCCGTGTTTCCTCTTCAATTGTGACGCACTGCGCCGTATTTGTCCTAGTGTCGGTTTGTTAGACTGCGCAATGTGTAGGCTCAACTGTTGTAATTTGGGCAATGTCTCAGTGATGCGCTGATACTGCCCTTGATTGAGCTTGCCTGTTTTGAGTGCCTGAGCATCGACATTAGCCATAGCACTTAAGAGACGTTCTTGTAATTGTGAAAAAGTCATCTCAAGCGAATAAAACAATACATGTTGCTGTTGTGTCGCCATATGCTGTACTAGATTCAGCCCAAGCATCGTTTTACCCGTTGAGGGCCGGCCCGCAATAACCACTAGCTCGCCGCCGTGCAGCCCTGCAGTGATGCGGTCTAGATCAGGGTAACCGGTGCTGTAACCAGTGATGCCGTCTGAGTTAGCTCGCCGATCCAATTCGTCGAGAAACTGCGTGACATGGTCACCAATGGGCTGGCTGTCGAGTGTGCTAACGCTCGATTGATCAATGAGCTGATTAAATTGCTCAAATCGTCGTTCGTCTTGCTGATCAATTGCTTGTTTAATCGCTTGAGACTGCTCAAATAGATGTAAATCATTGAGCACATTGTCATTGATATCACAGTAACTTGCGAAATTGTTGGGTTTTGGATAGTAACTCATAGACGCATTGACCATTTTTTTAGCTGCCTCAAAATCAACATCGAGTAATGCGATATGTTCGACAACGTCGCCTGAATCATACAGTGATTTAATGGCGTCGTAAACATCGACTAACGAATTGATGCACGTTGAACGTGTTAATCGATTAAACAATTCATCTAAGTGCTCGTTGTATTCAATCGCTGTTAGCAATATGATTGATTGTGTTTCGTACAATCTTGACCTGATCTGTTCGAGTGTGTCCGTTTTTTCAAATTTCATATCAACTCAACTCCAAAATTTGACGTCCTTTTCAAA